CTATAGTAAAGGGTTGCTCTGAAATGATTTACGGAGAAGGGCTAGAGTCGGAGTTCAAAGACTCTCACGTTGAGCAATGGTTAAAGGTAAAGCAAATTTTTGGTAGTGGAGATTGTTTACGTCGTGCAACATTTGACCTTAAACTATACGGTCAATGTTACCTAAATGTCATTTGGTCGCAGGACAGGTCTACTATTTCTGAGGTACACCATATACCTGCGTCTACTATTCGATGCGGTGTAGCTGACGACGAAGACAACGTGCAGCTTTTTTACCACTCTACGGACTGGTATTCAAATAAAGAGCCTAATCCTATTCCTGCATTTAACGTAGCAGACAGGACAGCAGCTAGTCAGTTGCTACATATTAAACTTTATAGCCCTCTTAGTTTTTACTATGGCTTACCTGATTACCTTTCGTCTACAAACTATATTCAGGTAGACTCAGACCTTTCAGCTTACCACAAGTCTAATATCACAAACGGGCTTTTCCCTTCGTGTATGATTAACTTTAGAGACGGAGTTCCTACACAGGAAGAGCGTGCAGAGTTAGAGCGTTTAATCTATAACAAGTTCGGTGGTGCTTCTAACGCAGGTAAAATTTTAATGACCTTTTCTAGTGAGCCTGACACAGCACCACAAATTGAACCTCTTAATTTATCTGAAGCTCACAAGACTTACGACTTTCTGTCTAAAGAAGTGCAGACAAAAATTCTCTCAGGGCATAGAGTAACTACGCCTTTATTATTTGGTGTACGTAACGAGGGCGGTGGTTTTGGATCAAATGCCGACGAAATGAAAGACGGCTACGATTTATTTTACCGTACTGTAATTAAACCTATGCAGGATTTATTTATAGACGGACTAAGACCTATTCTTGCTGCAAGCTCTGTAACGATACCTCTTGAATTTAAGAAACTTGTACCTGCGTCCTTCTTAGAAGAGCAGGAAGAGATAATAGAAGAGGTAAGAGAAAAGACGCATTTTTCTGAAGCCCCAAAAAAAATATCTAAAGAAGATTCTACAGCGTGGCTTGAACACCTTTCAGAACGCAGTTCTACTTTGGATGCAGGGTGGCAACTATGGAAAACTGAAGAGTTAGAAGATGTAGCAAAAGACAGGCATTTTCACTCATTTAAAAAAATGCACCGTGCCTTTAACACTCAGGCTTATGCTAATTACGATATGGATTCTGACTATGATGTAATTAGTCCTAACGGATATTTGTTTGCTGTACGTTATAGCTATATGGAAAACGCTAAAACACCCCCTGAAAACCCTAACTACAAGAGCCGTGATTTTTGTGAAACTATGATGGACTTATCTAATGGTGGTGCTATGTATCGTTATGAGGATATTGTAGAAATGGGTGACGATGGGGTAAACGGTCAATTTGCACCTTCAGGAAAATCAACTTACGATATACTAGAATTTAAGGGGGGGTGCTTTTGCCGTCACGCTTGGCAGCGAAACGTTTTCATTTACGCACCTGACGGAGAAATTGCAGAATTTAGCGTAGACCAACAAGCCGAAATACAAGGCGACTTTGATTCTGTTATGCGTAAAGTAGGTGACAATCCTTACGTAGTAAACGAAGGTTACGAAACTTTAGCACCTATAGATATGCCCGATAGAGGTTCACTTAAATACCCTAACCCTGTAAACTAATGGCTACAACTTTATACATTTCAGCTAGTAAGCTAAAGCGAGATACAGCTCTCGGATCAACAGTAGACGACAACCTACTAACGCCTTATATTAACATAGCTCAGGATAGGTGGATTTTACCTGCTTTGGGTACGGAGCTTGACAACTATTTAAAAACTCAGATACAAGCAGGCTCGGCATTTACAGGAAACTATAAGATCTTAGTAGAAGATTACATACAACCTGCTTTAGTGCAGTTTGCATTTTGTGAAGTTGCTTACGTAGTGCGCTTGCGTTTTGCAAACAACTCAGTTAGCGTCCCTTCGTCAGAACAAGGTTCTCCTGCTACAATTACAGACATTAAAGAGGTAGTAACTAGGTCAAACGAAATAGCTATGTTCTATCGTGAGCGTATGATTGATTACATACAAAACAATCAATCAGGCTTACCTCAATATTCTCAAAACACAGGTGCAGACTTAGCACCTTCTCAACGCAATTACTTTGGAGGACTCAACGTATATCCGAAAGTTACCGACGACAACCAACTCAAAGCACTCGCAGGTGCGCTCGGTATCAAATATTTTAACGCTTAAAAACCACGCTAAACTAAAAGCGTATATAAAAAGATGGCAACAAAACTCACAGACTTAGCAGCTTTAGGCGGTACACCGGCAGCAGATGATTTATTAACAATAGTAGACGTTAGCGACACTACGGGCGGTGCTACAGCAGGTACTAGCAAAAAAATAACCTATGCAAATTTAGGTGCAGGGGGTATAATGACACAAATAGCTACGACTGTAAACAATGCTGCTGTTTTAAATATGAAGTATGACGACACACCAATTACATTGGTAGCTGCTACAGCAGGCAAAATTCACGTTCCTGTTAGCGTCACAATTGTAGCTACAGGTGCAGGTTCAGCAGAAAGCTCTTCTGACGACTTGCGATTGGGTTGGGACGCAACAACCTCTGCTGCAAGTGATTATATTGGAGCGTTTAGGGACTTTATGAGCGGTATAAGTAGTGGTGTAACTACATATAATATGAATCTAACAAATACTACTACAACGACAGCTTTTCCTGCGTCCGCAGTTAATAAACCTCTACAACTTTGGTGTAATGATGTTTTTAATGGTGGTTGGTCAATGGTTGTTTATACTACTTACCATACAATAACGGTATAATGGATATTACACACTACGAAATAGTTGCTTTAGCTACAGGTTTACTAGGTACGGTATTTAAATTTCAGCGTGACTATACTATCTTGACAGCTAGAGTAGTTGCTCTTGAAAAGCACGAAAACGAAACAAAGGAATTGCTTAGAAACTTGTGCGAGGGAATGCAGGAAATTAAATTGCTACTTGCAGAAAAAGGTATTAAGTGAAGCTAAGATACTTTGATACTAGCGAGTTTGATTGTCCGATAGCAGGTCAAGGTGACAAAATGGATCAAAGTTTTTTAAAGGCACTTGACAATGCAAGACATATAGCTTCCACACCGTTTAGAATAACGAGTGGCTACAGATGCCCCGAACACAATAAAAATGTGGGGGGCGTACCAGGAAGCTCTCATACAAAATTTGTTGCGTGTGACATTCATTGCGACGATAGTGCTAGACGTTTCTTAATTGTATCAGCTTTACTAAAAGCAGGAATAACGAGGATTGGAATATCCCACAATTTCATACATTGTGATATGGACTTGGATAAACCACAAAATTTAATTTGGACTTATAAATAATAAAATATGGAATTTTTTAGTGAACATTGGATTGAGCTAGTTTTAGCTCTTATAACTTTTGCAGGTACTTATACTGCTTTAACTGCTACAAAGAAAGACGACGAGATATTAGATATTATCTCACGAATTTTTAATGCAGTTGTATTAGGTAAAAGCACTTGTAAAAAGGATTATAAAGAAAATTGTCAGGAAGAATGCAAAAGCAAATCTTAAAAATGCTAGGTAAGTTTGACCTTACTGAAGTATTTAAGGGCAAAGGCGACTTAAAGCGTTGGAGTTCTAAACGTACTATAGGCGGTGCTATCGTTACATACGCTTTAGCTTCTATGGGTGGATCAATAACTTGGGAAGGCGTTGTGTTATGTTTTATAGGAATTTTACCTTTATGTCTTTCTTTCTTAGAAAAAGATTAGTATATTAGTTTACTCTTGTGACGCAAGAGGGCATAATATCCTTGATTTTCAAAAGGGGTTGAACTTAACGAAGTTGCCCCTTTTGTTTTGTCTATTTGTTTTATTAGATTAAATACCTTATATTTGTATCAAATAAATCAATAAACACAATGAAAAATTCATTAAAAGTTACAAATGTCAGGTACTTTGAAACCAATAAAGGTTTAGGGTATGAATGTAAAACAAGCGTAAAAGACTTATATATATGTAATGACGGAAATGGGGGTGGTACTTACATTTCTTCAGCAACTAAGTTAGCTAAACCTTACCAAACTCTTAGTGAGTGGGATTTAGAGGGTTTAATAAACAAGTATGAGAACGTAAAAAACTAATAACTAAGAGGGCAAATGCCCTCTTTTTTTATTTTATATTATGGCACTATCAAAAGATATAAGAGACTACTTCGGTAATGAAGTAACAATTAAAGGTGAAGGTTTAGACGTAAATGGTTGCGTTTTAAAATCTCAAGGACTTACAGATATAGATTTAGCTAAAGACTACGATAAAGTTGTCACAGCTAGAGTAGATGGAGAATGGGTAGGTTGGGGTAGTACGTATGGTTTTATACACTACTACGCTAATTCAGGTAAACACAATAAGAATATAACTGACGTTACCTATTGGGGTAATGTAGGTTGTCGGAATCATTGGTCATTACAATATTGTTTACAAGGTAAAGAAGTAGACGAATTAGTTAATGACGATTTGTTAAGCAAAGAAGAATATAAACAATGGATAGGTTATAGATATGGTAAAAAATTACCGAGAGTAGGTAAACCATTATTTATAACTTGCAAATCTTTATATGACAAATCAGGTTTTTTAAATTTTAAATAAATAAATATGAGTGAAACTCTAAGAAAGGTTGCATCAATACAAGGTGCAGGAACGTATGAAAGTAAAAATGGCTTATTGTACAAATTTGACTACACGTTTGAAGACGGAAGTAGTATTAACGCTAACCACAAAACACAGCAAGCACCATTCAAAGCTGGCGACGAAGTCGTTGTAGAAGAACGTGGACGTAAAGACGATTTTGTTTGGGGTGCTGTTAGAAAACGTCAAGAAGGATTTTGGACGGGTACGCCTGAAAAAGTGCCTTATAATAAGAGTGAAGAAATAAAACGCATTGAGGCTTCGTGGGCAGTTAACACAGCAGTAGTTGGTTTAGGATCATTAAAAGATTTAGATAACATAGAGAGTTACGCTAGACAGCTTTTGTTAATGCGTGACAGAATCGTAGAAAACCCTTACGATGCTTATAAAGGTCAAGAGCCAACTAAGTGGACTAAGGAAGATATGCAGGCTGCTGAAGCTACTCAGGATATGGAAGTTCCACCACCGTCTGACGACGACTTACCGTTTTAATTATGAGTAAGATGGGACAAAAGTTCGTAGACGAACAAGAAGAAAAGTCATTAGAAAGTATGTATAACGATGCGGTATATATGGCTGTAGACGGCAAAGATATAGAATGGTCTATAGATTGTGCTTTAAAAGCAACTGGTGCTTTAGACTACGAGCCTATGGACGCATATTTTACGAGAGTAAAGCGTTACGCAAAAGAAATTT